TATTATTGCTTAGCAATTATTTACATGCCCATATATTAGCCATCGATGTCTGGCCGCGTGTCCTACGCGGTATACAAGACACTACCACGGGACGTCCAGGAGGCGATCCGCGATGGCACCCCTCGAAGGCCCGCTAGGCGATCCGCGCCAGCATCGGCGCCTCGCGCGCGCGAACGCGCTGAGCGACCTGCGAAGGTGGGAGCTCGTCCTATTGCCGAGAGGGACTGGTTTACGAGAGCATCCCCGTATATCAAGGCTGCAACGCCTTTGGCGATGGCTGGCTTGAAGTTGGCGGGGTTCGGCGACTACGCCGTACAAGGAGTGAACCCTAAAGAGAACTCATTGATGAGTTCTCTTATGGTGAACGGGCCTCCATCGCTCCAAAGCACGCGGGCGCGAAGCTTTACCTTCCGCCACCGTGAGTATCTGGCAGATGTGATTACTGGCGCTACAAGCGCATTCAGTATCAACTCGTATCCCCTTAATCCGGGGATGCCAGATACGTTTCCATGGCTCAGTACGATCGCTCAAAACTTTGAGCAGTATCGAATCCGAGGCATGGTGTTTGAGTTCAAGTCGACGTCGGCAGACGCGTTGAACTCAACAAACACTGCGCTGGGGTCAGTGATTATGGCAACTGACTACAACGCAGATTCTGATACCTTCGAGTCGAAGGCTCAGATGGAGAATCACGAGTTTGCGAGCTCGGCTCGCCAATCGTGTTCGATGTTGCACGCAATAGAGTGCAAACCTTCACAGACCTCCATTTCCGAATTATACATTCGGAATGAGACTCCGCCCACTGGGCAGGATCTCCGGCTGTACGATCTGGGGAGATTCTCTATCGCCACAGTCGGTCAGCAGGGTGCGTCTGTGAATATTGGTGAGCTTTGGGTCACCTACGAGGTCGAGCTGTTTAAGCCGATGATCCCCGAACATCCGACTGGTGTTCGTACGGATCACTTCTACAGCGCGACCGCAGTTTCCACTTCTGCGTACTTCGGGACGTCGCAAACGACGATTAATGATGGCGTTGGCTGCACTCTTTCAGCCACGACCATTACTTTCCCGAATTCGGTGCCAATTGGTTCTCAGTGGCTGGTCTATGTCACGTGGAAGGGTGGAGCCGTTACCACTGTGGTACCATCGATCAGTCCATCTGGCGCAACTGCGCTTACCGAGTGGCTTAATCAGACGCAGAACTACATCACTGACACCGTTGCGAGTGCGGGTGTCACGTTGATGGCTGCTGTTCTGTATGAGATTACGGCTCTTAACGCCGTAATCACGTTTAGCGTGGGCACCCTACCCACATCCATCACATCGATGGATCTTGTCATTACTCGAGTGTCCGGCTACTAAAGCAGCCGGAAAAGGGGAATGCTGTGGGGGGGTATGCCTCCGCTATCCCCGGTTATCGGGAATGGGGAGTGCCTGGCGCGACAAGCGCCGGACCGGCTATCCATGGACGGGCCGCGGAGCGGCCCATGGTAGCCGGGCCGAGCGCTTAATGCGCCAGAGGGGCCCCATGTTTTTTTACTACGATAGTAGTTCTTCGAGCATTTTTTCGAAGTCAAGAAGCGGCACCGTGGGTACCATGGGTGCAGTAGTATTACCTTCTTGACTTCGTAACAGAACTTCGTTACACGAAGATTCTGCCGGGGGAGCCCTCGATGGGTCTCCTTCCGGATTGCGAAGTTCGAGAGTGAGGCTAATCCGCCGTAAGAGCTGGTTAACGCACTCTTTTGTGCCTTTATAGCACAAATTGGGTGGGGAGCACGAAGTGACGACAATTTTCGTGGCTACGAATTGTCGGAACCCACCCTTATACTCGATTCGCTTTTCGTAGCGATCGAGCAAAGATAGCGTGGTGGTGAGACACCACCAGCTATCGCGGAAGTCATCTATGATGACTGACTTGTGGCCGTCGTAGCCGGGCCACCATTTCTCACCGTCGGACTTAACGTAAGTGTCGTCCATTTCGGTGAGTTCGCGAGCCATTCGCGATTTGCCCGCGCCAGTGGGCCCCCACAGCCAAATGACTGTGGGTTTCTCGTCGCGAGGTTCTTCGTTGTACGTAAGAAATTTTTCCGCGACGAGAATTTGCTGGAGGGTGCAACGGGTTGTGACCTCCCGTAAACCATCTACGAGCGCGAGAGCGCGAGTTTTGTCGAGATCTGAGCGGTGACCCTGGGCTTGGTCCCAGACACCGTGCTCGACAAACGATGCGTTGGCGCCGTAATTCGGACCTTCGGTTCCGAGTTCGAGCCACTCATCGTGCGACTGTTCGCCTTTCTTACAATAATCGCGGGCCTCGACTCGAGTGCCGCGGCGTGCTTCTAGGTGCATGCGCGCAAACGGGCCTTGAAGTTTCTTCAAGCCCGAGAGTCGCATGGGTTTAACCATTTCCATATAACCTTGGAAATGGTTATTACCTGTTTCACCGCGCTCGACTCCCCAGCAAATATATTTGCGGAGAGCGCAGGCGGCGAGCGGTGCGATGTCGCCATCTTCTGGGCTGTTGAGTGTGAAACACCACGCCCGGGCCGTCATCCTATTGACGGCGGCAAAAGAATCGTAAGAGACTTATTGCCTATTATTGCGGAATCGCAATGGCGCGCAGAAACTGCGTGCAATAGCATGATAATATTATTGCTTAGCAATTATTTACATGCCCATATATTAGCCATCGATGTCTGGCCGCGTGTCCTACGCGGTATACAAGACACTACCACGGGACGTCCAGGAGGCGATCCGCGATGGCACCC